TTGCCGGTAACTGAAATAGTTACACTATTGTCTGGACCCGCTGTTGATATGGGTAATTCTGCAAATGCGCCAAAGCCTAATAACATAAAATATAATCCTTAGAAGGAAGCAGGGGGTATGTGGTGGATCCCTGCCTCCATTTAAGAATTATATCATCGTTTAAACCAAGAAGGAAGTCCTAAATGTGGCCGTTTGTCGAACATATTATCCTTCGCCCCTGGTGTCTTGCGATTATTATAATGTAAAAATGCTTGAATACATTCTTTACCTTTAAATTTTTCTCTCCAATGTTCTAGCTCCATACCTTTATAAACCATCATATCTCCTGGTTTTAAATCTACTCGGACGCCTTTAGTATTCTCAGATACATATCCAACGCCTTCTTTAACACCACCTTTCGAAGAGTCGGGTTCTAAATATAAAGGCCAATCATCACCCCCTAGATTCATAGTGGTTGAAATCTCACAACTAAATCGGTCTTTGTGTCTTTTAAGAACATCCTCTTTTTTATATATTCGGGCATAGGTGTAAGCTGGATATAATTTTAATCCTGTTTCTTTTTCCATAAGAGGTTGGATTTTTAACATTAAAGTTTCCATAGCTATATTCCCATATTGAGAATATGTGTTTGGGATTTGCTCTGCATCATTTTCATAATGACCTATAATGTTTTCAAAGGGAGAAAAATATCTCGATACTTTACAAGTATCATAAACTTGTTTTTGCATAGAAAAATAATTAGCAATAAAAGCTGCTAGGTCTTTTGATATAGCTTGACGAACAATTGCGTATTTATTTTTTTTAAACATCTTTAGCGTGCTCCTTTAATACAGCTGATATATTAAAATGAATAAATCTAAATGGAGCTTTACCGTGATCCACAGAAAATTCGTGTTCTAAATATCCGGGGAAAAACATAAGTAACCCTGGTTTAGGTTGAAAGTTAATTAATTCTGTGCCGGGCCACACACCTTTTTGATCTTTCATATGTAATTTAGTTGCTCTTGCTCCTGTTCGCGGTTCGTGAAAGACAGGGCGTGCAGTTTTCTCACTGGCCTTTAAAAAATAAAAACCATTGACGTGAGTGTTCCAATGAATGTGTCCTGAATGATGTCCTCCGCCTTTTTTAGCAAATTCTTGTACCCACATTTGTTCAAAGAAAGTTGTATACTTGCTCATATCAAAACCTGAGTGATCCAAAAACTCCCAACACTTTTGCCCCACATAATTTCTAAAATCCATAAACTCAGTGTCAGATAATAATTGCGTGGAGTGCCAGGCTCTGCCAAAATCTCCGTGCGCTTTAAGATGGGCTTTAGCTTCTTTACTTTTTTTTGCTTCTTTAATATATGGATCACTTGCTTTGTTTAAAGACTTAACAAAGTCTGGTTTCATTTCATTCCATACAGGTGTTACAAAATAATTATTTATATACATACTATTTAAATGGATATCCTAAATGCCATACGACAAGTGAGTATCTTCTTCCTCTTGTTACTGGTTTAACTCTATGCCACAGGTGTGAAGGAAATACTACGATAGAGCCTTTAGGTAATATTTCAGGTACTCTTCTTATATGTTTACTTTCATCTCTCATATTAGGATCATAATCTCTAAAATCAAATTCTAGTTCACCCCCTGAGTATTCTGAACCATCGGTTAATTGACAGGTCATAGATAATTTTCTAACTTTACCGTGATCAGGTGCATTCTTATCTTTTCTATTATAGGGTTTATGCCAAGGATCAGTATGCCAATCATAGTATTGATTTAATTTATATTTTGTAAATTGACAGGATTCAGAAAAATCCCATTGAAAATTCCACCCAGCGTTTTTATTTGCCATATGAACATAAGGATGTAGTTCTTTATATATCCAGGGTTCACTTAACCAAACTAGATCAGATCTTCTTTTCTTATATAAATTTTTAACCTCGTCTTTGTTTAATTTTTTATCACCATAGCCACCCGTTCTAGCCATTACTTCCTCTTTTGATAATGCATATTTAATAACTTCATCACAAAATCGTGGGGTAAGTGCAGATTTAAAATGCCAAAAGTAATTAGATAAATTCATAAGTTGTAGTTTGTATAAAGTTTAAAGAATCCTTTTGATTGTTGGTGATGTAATACATCTGCGTAGAGGGAAACATAATAAAATCATTATTTGCTAAAGGTATATCCCAGCTTCTTCCCGCTCTTCTGTTTGCATCATAATGTATTCTAACGCTACAATCCTTAACATTGACTCCATAAAGGAATGTGTAATCAGGGGAATTTCTAAGGTCGGTTGGATCTATATTAAGTAAAGGAATAGAAATTTCTTTGGGTTTATAAACATTTCCCCACGTCTCTTTATTTATTAAAGTAAAGCTGTGCTCTACATTTATATGCTCTCGCATATAAGTATTTAATTTATCCCATTCTCTGGAGAATGGAAATTTAGAATTTTTAAGTTGTGATGATAAAATATCGGATTGAAGTTTGTCTCGGTCTATTTCAAAACCTTTAGGCATATCTATTGTGCCATAATGTAAATCTATTTCGCTTAGTACTTTCTTTTGCATACCAATTCCTTTTATAAAGGAAGGTATTATAATGTCAATATGATTAAAAAGATTTGATCTGGATCAATTATGGAGTTATTTTATCCCAAGCGCCAGTGCCTTCATTCCACACATAATGAGTTCTAGCTGCTTTTTCTTCATCGGTTAGATCATCGGGTGCATCACCAATTGGTGAATGCCAACGAGCGTCTGTAGTATTTAAAACCCAACTTGCATAAGGTTTTTTACCATAGAATATATTATTATCTTCATCCCAAGTATAACCTATCCCAGCATAGTTTCCTCTTAATGCTTTAGAGTCATCACCGGAGCTATGTTTTCCACCAGATGTATTGTAAGAGGTTTGAATCCACATTGGAGCAGGCCAGTTATTATGTCTCTCTAAATATTGTTGTCCTACTGATTCATCTTCAACGCCATCAGCGTTAAGCATATCTCCATTATTCAAAGTCAATACTCCGATAACTTTTCCATTCATTCCTATTTTTGCAAAGTGTGCCATAATGTTTCTCCTTATATTATACTTAATTTAAAATGTAAATCCATAATTAATTATTGAAATTTGTACCTTATCATTACTATACCTGATCCACCAGTTGCTGCTGTACCTGGAACACCATATCCTCCACCTCCACCACCACCTGTGTTAGTTACTCCATTATGTACAGGATTTGGATGGTAATTTCCACCACCCCCAGATCCACCAGTTCCACATTGTCCTCCTCCACCGCCAGCAAAATATCTTGTACTAGAAACTGGACCAGCTGTTCCATAACTTGGAGCAGTTGGACCTATTAATGAATCAGCTATATACGAACCTATTCCACCAGGACTAGTTCCTCCAGGAGTTGCATTAGTTCCTACAGCACCTGCTCCTCCTCCACCTCCTGAACCAGCCCAAACTCCTGGAACGTGTTGTCCTGATCCACCATTACTTCCTTGAGAAGGACTTACTGGAGGAGTATTTCCTGATCCCCCAGAGACTGAAGCTCCACCACTTGAATTATAACCAGCACCTCCTCCAGATCCACCATCTAAACCAGCAGCAGGAGTTGGACTACATCCTACTCCAGCTCCACCACCACCAGCAGATGTTACACTTGAAAAACTTGAAGCACACCCAGGACTTGCCGCTGGTGCAGAATAAGGAGATGGACCGCCAGCAGTTCCTGCACCACCTCCACCTACTGCTATTGGATAAGCTGTTGCTGTAATTGTTACTTCTGTATTTGGACTTGCACCATAATTATTTAAAGGAGAATTACAACCTGGAGCAGTAGAATATAATCTAAAACCACCTGCACCTGCAGCACCAAAACCACCTCCACCTCCGCCGGCAACTACCATATAATCTACTGTGTTAGTTGCTGGAACGCTGGATAGTGATGAAACACAAAATGTTCCTGGTCCTTTAAAAATAGCTGTTTTAAAATCACCACTTGTAACAATTGCGTTACAAGCTCCACTTACTGTAGCTGCTATATAAGATACAGCCCTAACATTAGAAGTTGAATCTAAAACGTTTACCCATCCTTGAGTTCCATCTATATAAACAAAAGTAACAGACTGTCCTTCTGTTTCTAAATCAACATCATCAGCCACACCTCCGATTTTTTCTGAACCATTTGGAGAGACAGTTACCTTATTATTTTGCCAAGTTCCTGCATAATCTGCAAGAGCTACTGAACTTCCAGCAGCACCTGCGGGTAAATTAACTGTAATTGTTCCACCTGATGTATTTAAAAAATAACCTACACCAGCTGTCGCTGTAAACGTTCCTGTTGTTTTAACCGTTGTGTCCCAGGAAGTTTCTCCTGTTGCACCGAATCCTGATGCCGTTCCAGCGTTGGTAATTGTTGCACCAGAAGGAATTGTGAATGTATCTCCACTATCTCCTAATGTAACAGTTCCACAGTTTGTTCTTGGACTAATTTTATTTACTTTTACTTCACTCATTATTGAAATTTGTACCTTATTATTACTATGCCGGATCCACCAGCACCAGAAGTTCCGCCTCTTGTTCCACCGCCACCACCCCCACTATTAGTGGTTCCAGCAGTTCCTGGGTCAGTACCTCCATCACCACCTTTGCCGCCTCCTCCAGCACCTCCAGCAGCTCCACAACCAGAACTGCCTCCACCACCACCAGAAAAATATCTTGCTCCAGGTACGGGACCAGGT